AACAGACGACGGATATTTACGACCGATTGGGGATAACGGAACTGAACCCATACCACCTGGAGACTGTTTTCCAGACGAACATGCACCAGGCGTACAGCAAGGGGAGGGAAAAGATGCTGGATGCCCCCGGCATGGATTTCTATTTTCCGGAGTTGGAGTTTCTTACCGTCGATGACGGCAAGGTGCGACCGGAACATCAGCGATGGCATGGGTTCCGTGCCGCAAAGGACAATCCTGTCTGGAATCAATTGAGAGCGTTGCTCCTCGATTACAACTGCCGATGTTCGATCGTCGGCGTATCACGTTATGAGCAGGCGGCGGCATAACTAAAAGGAGGAGAGATGAAATTTATCCCTTTCGTAATGAAAGCCCAGGAAGTAGGGAAATCCCCGCCGACTGAAATACAGATTGTACCGCTGGGCATTCACACGGACAGCCGTTCCGGCCGCAAGTTTAAAATCACCGAGGCCGACATCGAGGCGATAGTTGCCAACTCAAAAAAGTTTGTCAACAGCCGCCCGATCGATTATGAGCACCAGACGCTGCTTAACACGCAGGCCCCCGCCGCGGGCTGGGTTTCAAAGCTGGTCAGCAAGGGCAGGGACGGTTTGTGGGCAACCGCCATTGAATGGACGGCCAAAGCGAAAGATTATCTGGCGGGCCGGGAATACCGCTATCTCTCGCCCGTTCTGCTCGGCTCAAAAAAGGATGCGGACGGTTATTACCGGCCGGTCTATTTTCATTCCGCCGCGTTAACAAACACTCCGGCAATCGACGGCATGAAACCGCTCGTTGCGAAGGGTGAACTTTTTAATTTTTTAACGGAGGGTCCAGCTATGGACGAACAACTCAAGAAGCTGCTCGGCCTTAAAGCCGAAGCAACGGATGAGCAGGTCACGGAGGCTGTGACTGCTCTAATCAGCAAGGCCGCTGCCGCGCCGGGCGGCGACGGCGATGCCGACAAAAATTTGGTAATCCCGAAGGAGATTACCACCGCTCTCGGCCTGAAAGAGGACGCTTCTGTTTCAGAGATTACAGGTACCGTCCTCGCGATGAAACAGAACGCCGAAAAAGCCCCGTCGCCTGATGAAATTAAAATTCTTCAGGACAGGCTCGACAAAAAGGACGCGGTAGAGGCGGTTGCGCTGGCGATGAAGGAAGGGAAGGTCACCGCCGACCAGCAGGACTGGGCCGAAAAATACGCCACGGAAAACCTCGAAGGTTTCCAGGCGTTCGTCGCAAAGGCCGTCGTCATCGTTCCGGTGGGCAGCGCTGCGATAAAGCCCGACGAAAAGAAGGGCGTTGAGATGACCGACGCGGTATCCCTGGTGGCGAAGGCGTTCGGCAACTCGGATGAGGACGTTAAAAAATATGGAGGGCTTAACTGATGACAGTTTTAGCAGCGGACAGAAATACCGCCCGCAGGGAGGGAGACTTTTACGAATTTCCCGTTCTGGCGACCGCAAAGATTTTCGGCGGCGGGATGGTGGGTGTAGATGCCAACGGGTGGGCGCAGTCTGCCGCCGACATTGCGGGCCTCAAACTTGTCGGCCTCGCAGAAGCATACGTCGACAACAGCGGCGGAGCGAATGGCGCGAAAATGGTAAAAGTCAGGCGCGGCGTATTTAAGCTCGCCGCAAACGGCCTCACCGATGCCGACATCGGCAAACCGGTTTTCGTCGTCGACGACCAGACCGTCCAGCTTGCCGCGACCGCAAACGACGTCCATGCCGGAATTCTGGTGCAGGTGGAAAGTGCCACCGAAGCGTGGGTTGCCCTGCCGATTCGTGTGGGAGCCGCGCTGGCGGACTCTGTCGCAGCGGACGTGGCGACGGTAGTTGCAGACCTCAACGCGCTGCTGGCCCTTTTGCGCGCCGCAAAATTAATCGCAACTTAATAATCAGGAGATTTAAAAAAAATGAAAACACTTTTTAAAAGATTAAGCCTGCCGGCTGTTATCGCCGTCCTCGGCTTTTCCCTTGCGCTGCTTTTTCACGCGCCGCAGGAGCTCGAAATTACCGGCGTGACGCAGATCGACCATAAAGTGGAGAGCGCACAGATCGCACTGCCGCCGAGTGTGCAGGCGGAACAGCTCTATCTCCAGGTGCGGGGTTTGCCGGTTGATGCCTGCGCAAAATGTCCTTCACTGCGCGCCGCACCACCGGGAAAATGGCAAAACTATGAAGGGCTTTTAGCCTCTATTTTCATTTTTCCTTTTGGGATGATCGTTAACGCCGCAAACCTGTCTGCGATTTATGTCAATCTTAAAACAACTTTCAACAAGGCATTCGATACCGCACCAGCCATGTGGGACAAAGTGGCGATGCTGGTGCCCTCCACTTCCAGTTCAAACGACTACAAGTGGCTTGGCGTGTTTCCAAAAATGCGGAAGTGGATCGGCGAAAAGTTTATTAAATCGCTGGAGGCCTACAAATACGAGATCGTTAACGACGATTATGAGGCCACCGTATCGGTGAACCGCAACGATATAGAGGACGACACCCTGGGGATTTACAAGCCGCTGGCCGAGGATGCGGGGCAGAGCGCCAAACAGCTTCCCGACCAGCTGGTCTTTGATGTAATTAACGCCGGGCATACCGGCCTTTGCTTTGACGGCAAAGCGTTTTTTGCGACGGACCATCCGAACGGCGACCAGCCCGCCTACTCGAACAAAATAACTGCCGCGCTGTCGGCATCGACGCAGGCGGCGACGCAGGCGTCGCTCGGCGCGGCGGCTACCTTGATGCGGAAATTCAAGGACACGGAAGGCAACCCGCTGGACATCATGCCGGACACGCTTCTTGTTCCGCCCGATCTGGCGGAAGTCGCCGAGACGCTCTACACGGTGGAGCGGTTGGAAGACGGCAAGCCGAATCTCTACAAAGGCAAATATAAGCCGATAGTTTCGGGCCGGATGACCATCACAACGGCGTGGGTGCTTGTCTCCACAACGAAGCCGGTAAAACCGTTTGTCTACCAGCTGCGTAAAGCGCCGGTTTTTGTTGAACAGACAACCCCTGATTCAGACTCGGTTTTCATGCAAAAAATGTTTCGCTTTGGAGCGGAAGCGCGCGCCGCAGCGGGGTACGGACTGCCGCAGCTCGCAGTCGGCAGCACCGGATTCTAACGGCATCACGGAAGTTAACAGTGGGGCGGCGCAAGCCGCCCCTCTTAAATGGAGTTTAAGGAGTAGTTAAATGGCTGTAAAAATCTCTTCAAAACAGGAAGGCTACTACAAGTGTGGGATGACGCACACGGTGGAACCGCGCACCCTGCCGGGCTTTTATTTCACAAACAAACAGCTTGATGAAATGCAGGAAGACCCGGTTCTTACGGTAGAGATCGTCGAGGATATCCTACAGGAAGATGATCCGCCGCCCGTCGCCGGGAAGGTATTACTGCCACCTGAAGGCTGGGCGGAAATGGATATCCAGGCCCGGCTTGATTATATCTACAAGCAGAACGGTCTGGAACGCGATCCCTCGCCCGGACGATGCCAGGGGATAAATTCGAAGGGCGAACAGTGCGGCACTAAGGGGCTGCCCGACGGTGAGCTGTTCTGTGAACACCATCAAGGCCAGGCAGACCTGCCGAAGGAATAGCTGACCGATGGCATACATCCTGAAAGCGGACATCATTGAACAGTTTCCGGAAGAGGACCTGATCGCCCTCACTGACGACGAGGGCGGCGGCATGCAGGTAGATATCCGTGTCACCGCCGCGATAACGAAAGCGGAAAGTGAAATCGATGCCTACCTTTCCATCAAGTACACGGTACCGCTTTCACCAGTGCCGGAAGTGGTAAAAGGTTTCGCGGTGGATATTACGATTTACCATCTCTATGCGCGGCGGGCGAACCCTCCCGAAGTCCGAAAGGACCGCTACAACGCCGCCATAGCATTCCTGGGAAAAGTGGCAAAGGGGATTGTAAGTCTGGGCGACGACGCGCCCGCGCCGGACAGCTCTACCCACGGCGTAAACATAACGAGCAAAGACCGTGTTTTCAATCGCGACGACATGAAAGGCTTTTAACGTGGCGGGCGTATCGGTAACTCTCAAAATAGACCAGCTGGGGTTGAAAAAGCGGACAGCGGCATTCCGCCGCGCTTTATCGTCCGGGTTCGGCATCCCGCTCAACGCATTCGGCGTTCACATGCTGCGCTCCGTCAAACAAAACTTTTTGGCGGAAGGCAGGCCGGAAAGATGGGCGCCGCTTTCGGCGGCAACGATGGCTGGCCGCATCAGGCGTAAAAGAGGGATGAAGATTCTCACAGTGAGCGCGATGCTTCAAAACAGCATCTCCTTTAAGGCGGGGCGCAACAAGGTTTCCATCGGAACAAACCTGATTTACGGCCGCATTCAGCAGAAGGGCGGCATGGCCGGGCGCGGCCGCAAAGTAAAAATCCCCGCGCGCCCCTATCTGTTGTTCCAGGACGGCGACATCGACATCGGCAAAAAGATGTTGCTGGATTACATCACCGGCGCGTGGAGGCTGGCGGCATGAGCTACACAATTCAGCAGATCACGGACGCAGTTCTTTACGCCCTGCGCCCGCTCAAGTCGGGACCGCAGGGCGGTTACATAAAAACCATTAAGGCGTACCAGGGCGATTTTGAAGTCGCGGATGATTTTGCGGACCTTATCGCGAAATGCCCCGCCGCGCTTATAAATTTTGACGGAAGCTCATACGAGGCGGGGGAAAGCCAGTCATACGAAAGGACGATGAATTTTTACATCCTGCTCGGATCAAAAAACCTGCGCGGTAAGGACGAGCGTTCCCGCGAGGTCTGGAAAATGATCGAGGACGTTAACGCTTTGCTCAACGGCAGGCTGTTGAAGGACGCGGATAACCCCGCGCTTGAACTGGATACAAACGTTATGAAGTGCCTGAGGGAACGTCCGCTCACCGACGTAAAAGAGGCGGTCGTTTACTCGGTGGAATATCAAATATCGATGGAGCATTACGCGCCGCCATTACCGTAAGGAGAGGTTATGAATAAAAAAATAAACGTCGTTTCAAAAACAGACACCGTGCATCCGAAGTACGGCAAGCTGAAAATCGGCATGGAGCTGGAGATCGATCCGGAAGATTTCGGCGATCAGATTTTTAAAAGAAAAACCGAGAAGCCCGCAAACCCAAAACCGCAGGGAGGTAAATAACGATGCTGTCGGGAAACGAAATTCAATCCGCCTTTAAAAAGGCATCAGCATGGCGGACCCCCGTCGTTGCCGGGGTCGGAGACGGCATCCTTCTTTTACCGGCGACGCCCAAGAGGAGCCAGGAGTTTCTCAAGGATGATTCGCTGGGCATCGACCATATCAAGGAAGGGAGCCCGGGACTCATCAAGGTGGGCGGCGACATCCCCGGCTACCTGCGTTACGACGGAATGGACGTTCTGCTCGCAATGGTGATGGGTGACGTAGGTGCGCCGACGCAGCAGGGTGCAACTACCGCTTATGCGAACAGTTTTAAACTGAAGTCAAAGATCGACGGCATATTCGGCACATTCGTGCAGAAAAAGGGAGATGTCAACATTGATGAATACACGTCGGTCAAGGTGTTCGGTTTTACAATAAAGGGCGAGGAGGGACAGCCGCTCTCCATTACTTTTAACATAATCGCTAACGAAAAGATTTACAATTCATCCATTAACACGTCCGCGACATTCGCAAACGTGACTTACGTGGAAACCGGCTACCGTATCCATTTTTCGCAGGGCATTTTCCGGCTGGCGGACCGTTCGACATCGGTGGCGCTGATGGGCGGCGATCAGGTGAACCCCTCCGCATTCGAGCTGGTATACAAGCGGCCTGTAACCAGCAGCTATGAAATGGACGGAACCAACCAGATTACGGAACCCTCAAACGATGGGAAGCCGGAATGCATATTAAGCCTCACCTTCCCGCGCTACACGGCAACGACCTACATGCTGGATTTCGGCAACGATCAGCGGAAGATGGCGGACATGGTTTTCACCGGCGCGCAGATTGCAACCCCCTACAACAGGGAGTTTAAAATCCAGCTCCCCCACCTGGTGATCCGCGACACGGACAATGCCAATGCTCAGGGAAAAATTGTTCAACCGGTTGAGTTTGACTGCCTCGGCGTGGACGTGGCGGCCGCGGGGATGACCGGGATTCTGACCCCGTTTCAAATAGATGTTATCAACCAGCGGGCTACCGATCCGCTCGCTTAATGAATCGATAAAAGGAGGCAAAGAAAATGGCACTGGGAAACGCTTTTAAAAAACTTAGAGAAGGTCATCAACTAGACAAATGGTTTAAATACCCTGCCGGCGGCAGAGTGTCTATAAACTACCTGCCCTCGTCGAAACTAAACGCCATCTCCGCGAGATGCCGTAAAGCAGGCACGGAAAGACTCGACGGCAATAAGATTAACGTCGAGTTGGGGCGCAAAGCTGTGAATGACTGGGAGGGTTTTGTTTTCGAAGATGGTGATGAGTATCCGTATTCAAGAAAAAACTGCGACGACCTTATGGAAAACGATTATGACTTCAAGGATTTCGTAAACGAAAAGAGTACGGACCTCAGAGAGTTTGAAGAGGAAAGGGAGGAAGGGAAAAAAAAAGAATCCGCGCCTTCATCCTAGCGTCGCTGGATTTCCCGGGCGTCACTTGCGCGGCTTGCCGTGAAGCGGAAAAAAAAGACGGCGCGGAACCGATGTGTGAAATCGAGGACGGCGTCTGTCCGCTGCCGCCGCTCGATGTGGAAGAGCAGATGTTTTTAAACGTTTACCGGAATAAATGCGCGGGGTTAAGTCTGGAAGCGGCATTCGAAGTGGCCGAGGTTCCGTTAACCCAGTATGGAGTGGGAATTGTCGCGATGATTGAAGAACTTTACATCGATAACATGCCGAAACCGAAAATCCCGGGGTCTTATGGGGACTGATGACGTAAAAATCACCTTTGGCGTCGATGTCGACCAGGCCATAGAAAGGGTTGATGCTTTTGAAAAAGCAACCTCTTCGGCGTTTAAAAAGATGGAAGGCAGCGCCACGTCCGCTACCGCCAGGATGCAGAAACCTCTCATAAATATTGACGGTTCTCTTATATCAGCGGCCGGTGGCATGACCGCATTTTTTATGGCCGCCATGCGGGGAAGACGCGAGATAAACGCTTTTTTAGAAAAAGTTTTTGCCACTGGCAGGGGGTTGCTACAGTTGAGAGGTGCGCTCACTGCAGTTGTGCGCGAAGGGTTTAATCAACTGGTTTATATGGTTGGCCGCGCCGCGACGGCGGTTGGCGACAGGCTGGTTGCCGCCAATGATCTGGCAAGAAAAAGTTACGACAAATTGCAATTCTCTTTAATTGCCCTTTCCATCGGCATCGACGTTTATAACGCCCGTGCTCAAGGTTCCATTCTGACGATGAAAGAGATGATGGAATTCACCGCCGACCTCGCGGCGCAAACCGGTGTTGCCAGGGTGGAAATCAAAAGAGGGGGGGCCACCCTTTTGGAAATGAACAAAACGTACGGGCTCACGAAAAACCAGTTGATGCAGTTGATGGACAGAACGGCTAAGTTTGCCGTTGTTATGGGAGTTCCCTTTCTCAGTGCACTTCAGGCGGTTGCGGGTGCGATGTCCGGAAACGCCCAAAGGGCGCGCTTCATGGGCCTGGCGCTTGACGATGCTTCCATCGCTCACATCAATGCCGCAAACGCCGCAGGCAGTGACGCCAGGGCACTCCAGGTATTAGGGGGGTTTATGGAACAAACCAATAAGATTGCCGAAAGATTTCCAGAAACCCTGGATACAGTCATCGGACAGCAAAACAGGCTGGACGCCGTCCTAAAAGATGTGAATGTAACAATGGGTAAGGGCGCGCGGCTCGCATGGAACCCGATGGTAAATATAATCAACCTATACACGCTTGCACTTAAAGCCGTCCCGGATGAAATTCTAATAATGATCGGCTTCATGCGTGAATCGATCGGTGTAATTTTTCAATTTATCGGTGTGGTTTTAAAACTGGTTGCAACATTGGGGACGCTTTTATTTGCTGCAAAAGTTTTTACTTTAATAGCCAGCTGGATAACCGGGGTTCAGATATCCATGCTTGGTCTGTTGGGCCCCATAGGGTTGGTCGTCGCCGCTGTCGGACTTCTCGCATGGACAGTTACAAAGTATATAGGCAGTGCCGAAGCGGCGGTCGAACAAAACAGCCGGCTGGCCGAGAGCCAAAATAATCTATTTACCCGCAACAAAGAAGCTCAAAAACAGATAGACACCCTGTTAGCTGTAAACGAAAAACTTGGAGCGTCGAAAGACAAGCTTATTGATATCGAACTCAGGGAATTCAATAAAACCGGGGCAACGGTGGTGCAGATGTGGAAATACATCAGGGCGCTTAAAGCGCGGGCGGCGATAGAAAAAGAAATCGCCGCTACCAGGGCAGTAGGCACGGCGCAAAAAACAATTGATGCTTTATTACTTTCAAACGAAAAACTTGGAGCGTCGAAAGAGAGGCTTCTTAAAATTGAGGCGAGGGAATTCAGCAAAGCCGGCGCAAACACCGAACAGGTGCGCCAATATATCGAAGCGCTTAAAGCGCGGGCGGCGATAGAAGAAAAAATAGCGGCCGGAAAGGGAAGGGGCCCCGCCACCGACGTCCTTAAAAAAACGATTGACGATAACGTGGCGGCGGAAAAAGCGGCGAGTTCGAAAATTATAGAAGATTTCCGGCTTCGCAAGGAGAGGGAGGCGGTGCTGACTCAACGGGCGGCAGATCAAATAGAAAAAATTTCCACGCAGAAAAAAAACTCGCTCCAGCAGTACGCCGATTATGTCGGGGACGAATGGCGGCGGATATCGGACGTCGGTTTGAATGCGATGTACAGAATGGAATCCTCACTACTGGAGTTCACAAAAACAGGGAAGCTCGCCTGGCATGATATGGCGAATTCGATAATCGACGAGATGATAAGGATACAGATCCAGCAGGCAATAATGATCCCGTTTTCAAGCTGGCTGGGCGATCTGCTGCCTTCGTTGGGTCCGGTGGCGCCGGGGCCGACAAGGCCGGGCCAGACAACGCCGGTTAGAATTTATCAGCCCGTACGCGCGCATACGGGCGGCATAATCGGCCGTGACAGATTTCCGAGATACTCCCAGCCCCTCGGTATCGCCTCCGACGAGGAGTTGACAGTTATAAAAAAGGAAGAGGGCGTCTTTACACCGGCCCAGATGGAAGCTCTCGGCGGTCGTCAACAGCCGGTTGTGATTAATATAACGCAGGAATTTAAAATCTCCGCCACGGATCCGCAAACTTTCCGCGAGCTTTTAAAGACGCAGTTCGGAACGATTCAGCAGGCCACCCTCGACGGCGTCCGGCAGTCCACCGGTTTTGCGCGCGAGATAAGGGGCGGGTAAATGGCGGACTTCCCGCGCACGCTCTATCCCTCCGGTACAACAATTCCGAAGTTTCCCGCCGGTCTATCTTCGTACGGCATTTCCGGAAAGGGACAGCACCGTTCCACCCTCCAGGTCGGCCGCGTCTGGTCGGAAACTTACGGTCTCAAACGCGGTGGCGATCCGGTGGCGCGCGGCTTCTGGGCGCGCGTCAACGAAATGTGGCGCAACCGCGAAATCTTCACCATCGACCACCATACACTTTCAAACCCGCAGGGAACCGGCACGGGCACGCCGCTTGTAAACGGCGCGTTACAGACCGGAAGTTCAATCATCACGGACGGCTGGGCGGCAAACGAAAAGGTGCTGAAAGGCGGCGACATAATCACGTTTGCCGTAATCAATATCGTTTACGACGTGCCGGCGGACGTAATCAGCGACGGCAGCGGCAATGCGACGATCCCGATAAGCCCTCCAATCTTCGAGGGAGGCGAGCCCGCCGATAATGCGGTGATTACGGTAAGCGGCGTGAAGTTCCGTGCGGTGATAGAGCGCATCTCCACGATGCCGTCCTGCGGCCCTTCCGAAGTTTACGGCGGTATGAAGATCGAATTCCGGGAGGCGCCTTAAGTGGCAACGCTAACTTACGACAGCCCATCGGGCGGATATTGGCTCGATAATGGAACAATTAAATTCCTGGTTCAGCCTAGTAGTGTGATAACAAATCTCACGATTCAAAGCCTTCCGCGCGACGTTGCATATTTTTATATGTATTTTGGTTACTTGACGGAAACCGCCCTCACCGGCAACTTTTATCTAAATGCGATTGGGAATTTCACACTCGCAATAAGCTCCACTCCCTTGACCACCGTCTCTATCACCCTAACGAATGCTTATACGGATACAAACGGCATTACCCATAATTTCACTATCACCGTCAGCCTCACAGACGGCGACGGGTATGGTAAATTTGACTTCCAAGTTATTGCGGATGTGGGTTTGAAAAAACTTGACTTCAATATCGAATCAAATATTTATCCTCAAGGGTACGGAAGTCAATCATCCGGCGCCAATTATAACGTCGGCGGAAATGTGTCTTACACGGTCCCCGCACTTTATAACGATAAGACCTATTCATTTTGGGCTGAGGGTCTTATACAAGAGGATACTACTACCCTGGAAAATGCGAACACTTTGATAGACAATTACCTTGTTTGCTATGGTACGGATGCAAGCGTAGGATTTTTCACCAATTATGTAGACTTGGAAAGGGCAAGGGCATATTGTAAATCAACAGGTACGGAACGACAGTTTGCCTGGCTTGACCTTGTAACCCGACCCCTCACTAAATATACACACACACAGACCTTCTATTTCGGCGCGTGGGCCGACGGCTCGGCGGTGTCCATTCAAAGCGCCTACAATGCCCTCCCTTACGTCGAGACAGTTAACACCACGCCAGGGAGCCCAATGTATACGAGGATGGTCAGGCCGTATCTCAATACACTTCTTTACGATTACAACGAAAAACTCAATGAACATACCGACCTTATGGCCGCGCACTCTTTTAGTAGTCCCGGGAATGCGTTCATAGTTCCCGCAGGTCATCCTGATTATCTTTTTTACAAACATAGAGGCAAATCCTCAAAGTGGAATGGAACGGTAGCGGATATCAAGGAAGATTTCATACAAAAAACAATATCAATGGCCGGGGAAGCCGGGATGCGCGTATACATCGAAATCGACGTTATCGATGAGACTTGGATAACAAATAATCCTTTGGAAGCAGCCGTCTATAAAGACGAGTCAACGCAGAGCACGCAATGGGTAAAAATCCCCGAACTCATAACGCCCGGCAAGGGTTTTCATGATGCTTTTATTGATCGCGCGACTTATCTGTGCGAGAACTACAATTTTTACGGGCTTGTTATTACCGAGTGTTTTTTTCGCGATTATGATTATTCGACAGATGCGAAAACACAGTTTCTGACTGATAATCCAACTTACACAGACTGGCCCAGGGACGGCGGAGGAGCGGTAGATATCTATGATGAAACATTGGGAAAGTGGAAAACCCAAAAGCTAGGGCAGTTATGGAACGAACTTAAAACGATTGCTAATGCAAGCGGTAAAAAGTTTTTTGTGATGGTCGAGCCAAACTTTGAAAATGAAGCGAGGCAAGCGTGGGAATACGGCCAGTATTATCCTGATGCTATACAAAATTGTGATGGATTATGGGTATGGGGTTACTTTAAAGAGTTCGGTGTCCCGTATCAGGACCTCTACAAAATATATAATAAAACAAAACCACTACAAACGCAGTATTCGAGTAAGGAATTCATCATATCTGTAGGATTATATCCTACAGGGAATCAGGTCACTGCGGCAGAACTCGATCAAGCGTTGAGCTACCTTAATTCATACTGGCCTTATCAAAACACTCAGGGGGTGGAGGTCATCCCTGGAAATTACATGACCGCAGCTCATTGGGATGTGTTATGGCAAGGCACTCTCCGCGCAATTTTGTCAGCTGATGAAACCGGTGAACTTTTCCATTTTATGGAATTCCAGTTTTCCGGCGGAACGATCCGATACACGACCGGCCCGCACGACATGACGTGGAACGGCCAGACGTGGACCGGTATCGGTGGCGCGCTCGGGTTCGAGCCGGTGGAGGAAGGCGCCGACCTGAGAGCCCAGGGTATGGCGGTCGTAATGTCCGGCGTAAACCAGGCGATCATAAACGTCCTGCTTTCACAGAACTATCTCGGCCGCGAGGCGATGGTCTGGATGGCGCACCTCGATAGCAGTAAAAAGATTATCTGTGACCCGTCGAAGGATCTCATCTTTTCCGGCAGGATGAACGACGGCTTCGACGTGGAAGAAGTCCCCGGCGATCACAGCAAGCCGGGCAGTGTTATTATCCGCGCGCGCCTCGTAAGTCGTCTTTCCGACCTGGGCGCGCGTAACGGCATCCAGACGACCCTCGGCGTGCACCAGGCATTTTTCCCTGGCGACATGTTTTTCGAGTTCATTCCGGACATGCTCGGCAAAAGATTTAGCTGGGGCGGCTCGGGCGGCGGCGGCAATATCCAGATAGTAGACACTGGGCAGGGACAGGGCCGCACTAGCCACGGCCAGACGGCAGTGTTGTAACGTTGATGAGAAGAGTCGGTAACTATGAGCGTCTCCTGGTCGAGTGGGCCTCTTCACGTCTCGGCAGTCCGTTTGAATACGGCATGTGTGACTGCGCAACACTTTTGTGTGAAGCTCTCGAAGTGATGCTCGGTTTTAATCCAGTGCCCGACCTTCCCACCTGGAACTCAAAAAAAGAGGCGCTTAAGGTGTGGAAGATAACCGGCGGCACACTCGCCCAGCTCAAAAAGCTCGCCGCAAAAGAGGTAGGGATAAATTTTACACAAACAGGGGATATCGTTGTACTTCCCAGACCATCCGGCCATTTTGCCACTGCAGGCATCATAATAAACGGAAAAATGCTTAGTATTGCGGCCGGTAATCGTGTCAGTTATTACTCCCTTAATATGATTCAGAAACCGATTATTTCTCTGCGGCTATGCTGAATCGAATTATTAAAACGCTTCTATTTCCCTTTAAGAACGAACGCGGAGAGATGTCCGGGGAGACACAAATAGTCCTCGGCACGGTGATCGCGTTCGTGCCGGGCTTGCAGAGCTATGGCATTGCGATCGCCCTCGGTGGAGCTTCCCGGCTCCTTGCTGAACAGCCTCCACGTCCGGCCAGGCGCGCTGTGCAGATAAATACAACCAGCAATGTCTCCAAACTTCCTTTGGTTTATGGAAAGGCCCGGCTCGGGATAAACCGGATTTTTATGGAACCCAGCATAACAAACAAATATCTCTGGGTGGTAGGCACGTTATGCCACGGCGAGGTCGAAGCGATAGACGAGATTTTCTTCGACGATAAACTGGCCGCTGACGCTGCCGGCACGGCACAGGGAGATTACAGCGGCCTCATGACAGTCTATAAACATCTCGGCGGTGACGCACAGGCGGCAGATGCAGATCTTACGGCCGCAATCACAAAATGGACTTCCGCTCATCAGGGGCGGGGGGTTGCCTATATAATTTTAAAAATAGAACATAACCCGGATGTCTTCCCTGGCGGCCTTCCGAACATTACCTGCAACGTGCGTGGTCGTAAACTTTACGACCCTCGCGATGCTACGACCACTTATAAAACGAACCCGGTCCTCGCTGTACGCGACTATCTTGCGAGCACAAGATATGGTGGTAAAATTGCTGCTGCCGGAATAGATGATGTCTCTATCCAGACCGAGGCAAACTACGCGGACGTTCTGGTCGATACTCCAGACCGCAAACTCCATTTTGGTGCGATTTACACGGCCGCCGTGGATTCCGATATCGGCAAAACGGTAACGGGTGTAACGTCGGGCAACACCGGCAAACTGAAAAGTTTCGATAATACGGCAAAGGAATGGATCGTTGCGCCCACCAGCTCAGCCGATATGTTCAGCGTGACAGAGACGGTAAGCGTGACCAGCGGTACGGGAACGGGAACGACCTCAGGAGCTTCCACGACTGTCCAGCAGACGCGGTTTGAGATTAACGGCGTTATCGATACATCGCGTACGATTAATGAGAATATCGATGAGATGTTACTTTCATGTCGCGGCCTCCCCATCTACCAGGGCGGAAAATATTCGATCTCCATTCCACGCGCCGTCGCCCCGGAAACGTTAGAACTTAACGAGGATAATATTATCGGTAACTGGCGGTTTCATCTGCCGGGCGTGAAGGAAAAACCGAACAAAATAATCTGTACGTTCATTAACCCCGATAAAAACTACCAGCCGGAACCGTTCGAGTGGCCTCCCCCCGGAGTGACGAATCAGTACCTTATTGATGACAATAATTTCGAGGTCAAAAAGGATATAGACCTCCCCCACACGACCAACCGCTACATGGCGGAGCGGATAACAAACGTCCTGCTGGAGGAGAGCCGCGCGAAGTTTTTCGTAAGCGTTACCGCGAACGAGTCCGCGCTTCAGCTGAAGGTCGGCGACGTGGTGCCTGTCACGCACTCCACGCCCGGCTGGAGCGCAAAACCGTTCCGCGTCCTGCAGATGTCGCTCACGCAGTCCGGCGCGGTGCGACTTACATTGATGGAATATGACGCCACCGCTTATGATGCCATCTCGCAGAATGCTTACACGCCGCCCGGTGACGTGAACCTTCCCGATCCCACAACCGTCGCCGCTCCGACGAACCTGACTCTTGTGAGCGTGAACGAATATCTTATCAATGGCGATGGAACTATCACACCACGCTTAAAAGTAAGCTGGACGCCCGCCACCGATGAGTTCGTAATCAGGTATGAAATCCAGTACAAGTTGAACACGGCGAGCGTCTGGCAGACGGCGGGCTACATTCCGTTCGGCCAGACGCCGGAGTTTTATATTTTGCCGGTGGTCTATAACGCCACCTACGACGTGCGAGCCCGCGCGAAAAATATCTTCGGCGTGCAAAGTTCCTGGCTGTCCGGGTCGCACACCGAGGCGAGCAAAACAACTCCGCCGCCTGATGTCGATACATTCCTCGTTCAGCGCCAACCGGACGGTACGCGCGAATTTTCATGGACGTTTTCCAGCCCTCCCTTTGACCATGCCGGTTTCAAAATCCGTTATAAACTCGGAACCGGCCACGCGTGGGAAGATATGGGCTCTCTACATGATGGTCTGTTGATTTCAGCGCCGTTTGAAACGAACCAGCTCGCCGCTGGCACCTACACCGTGGGAATAAAAGCGATTGACACTTCGGGCAATGAAAGTGTAAACGCAAAAATCATTGAGTCCACGTTGGGCGATCCTCGCATCATGGGTTCCCTGGTAAACGTCGATCCTCGTCGCGAGGGATGGCCCGGCACGCTCACAGACTGCTGGAAAGATAACGACGGCAACCTCTATGCCACGGACACGGCTACCTGGGCTACCAGCTTCCCCACCTGGTCCGCCTGGTTAAACTGGGCGCGCTCGCCGAAGAGCCCGATCATCTATCAATACTCCGATATCGACCTCGGCGCGATTGTCTCTTTTACGCCGCTAGTGACCGTTACGGTAAACGGAACGCTGATAATTGAGGAGCGGCACAAGAATGCGGCCGTAGATGCCTGGTCAAGCTGGTCGGCGGCGGGTTCTTTAATCTCGGCACGGTACGTTCAGATAAGGGTTACCGTTACAAACGCTTCCACGCTTGCCGACATAACGCAGATGTACATAATTTTCAGCGCAAATATTGTGGATGAATATATCGAGGACCTGGATACAAGCACGCTCACCGGCGCTAACCGGATAGGGGTTGGAGACATCAGGCTTCCCATCACGAAGAGTTACGCGCTTATAAAAACTGTACAGCTTACTCTGCAAAATGTCGGTGCCGGCTGGACGTGGGAACTCATCGATAAGGATACGTCCGTGGGGCCGCACGTAAAAATTTATAATGCGAGTAACGCCCTTGCCGACGCGGTGGTAGACGCTAGAATTCAGGGAATTTTATCTTAAAAGGAGAAGGTTATGGCATGGCCAATTGACGATCTAACGAAAGACTACCTCGATTCGACATCGGACGACCCGTCTCAAGCCCGCGCCGAACTGGAAGCCTTAGTCGATAAGGTGAAGTCGATGCTTGCCGAAGTCCCTGCCGGGGATAGCGTGCAACGAACTTCTCAAAAAGACGTGCCCAACGGTTATGCTGGGTTGGATGCAAATGGCGATGTGCAGGGATGGAACCTTATATCCTCTCAAGCCGCAAACAATGACTCAGAAATTGTATTCTCGTCTGGAATAGATTCCACTTACGACATGTATATGTTTATATTTACGAATATTTTTGCAACCATAAATGGCGGCGGTTTTTATGCCCAGATCAGTGAGAATGGTGGAACTTCGTATATAACAAGTGGGTATACATTTCATTACAACCAAAGCTCCACCCAGACTGGTTATAGCGGAGCTTGGAGCGACACTATAGACCACTTCCTACCATGTTTTGCAGGTTTAGGTGCTGGTTCGGTGCCGGTACAAGAGGGCATGATGATTATGTACTCGCCAAGCAGTTCTAGCAAAAAAATATTTATTTCTGAGGGAGCCACTCTGCAAAGTGATGATAATTTGCGTATGTTTAAGGGCTCAGCTATCAGTAGAAACTCAACCGGTCCTACCAATGCTATTAGATTTTACACTACTGCTGGGGTTATCACTTCAGGCAAAATTGCCCTTTATGGACTGAAAAAGTAACGGAGGACAGATGAAAACCTTAAATAATGGTACAGAAGTTTCGGATAACACGCCCACTAAATTGGTGGATGGTGAAAGGTTTGTTTTAACAAAAGAAGAGATCGCGCAACGAAAAAAGGAAGAGGCAAAGGAAAAGCTGCCTGCCCAAGTATTAATGAAGGTGCGTCCAGAACGTGACCGGCTACTCATGGAATCCGACTGGACGCAACTCCCGGATGTGGGGTTGGTGGAAGAGATTAAGACAAAATGGGCAAGCTACCGTCGCGCCCTTCGTGACATTCCACAAAAGATAAAAAGTGGTGAAATGGTGGCGGACAAGGTGGTTTGGCCGCAAAAACCGGTATAAAATGCTCAAAAATCGGCCGATTACAGGCGGTCACACGATTTGACAAACGAGGTGATATAAATTGACAAGCGAGGTGTCGCATTACAGTTAGTATGATTTATTCAAAGTATGTGCGACAATTTGTCCTTAAATGTCCCCTATTTACCGCGCTAAAAGCGGTGAAATTTTCCTAACCGGTTGAATATAGCGGTAAAAGTAATTTGGCATCTTACTTGCATATTTTTATTAACAACAACCCTTTATGGAATTATGGGCAAAAAGGGCTGGTGTGAAGATTAAGTCGAAAACGGCATGGTAACGCTGCCTTTTCGACATGGTTTTCACCCGCCCCTTTACCCATTGCATGGGTCGGCAATTACGGCGGAGCCGTGAAACTACATTTCAGGTAGTTACTAAGAGGCCGTTTGAATCTGCGCCAGCTAATTGTCAGTGCCGACACGGCACCTGCGCGTTGACTCATGGGAAAAGGTAACCGGGGAGGCTTTTTCTTTTTAGACGTTGCCTCATGTTTAATGTAACCATTAAACATTAAAGAT